GAAATACCAAATAATCCCACGCAGATTCTTTGTTTTTATTTATATAGCGGGATTTTAAAGCACGTCGAACTGCTACACTTGTATTTAATTTCAATCTACGTGTTGGATCAGATAATAAATATTTGAAATAATCTTTTCGTCTTGATAATCCATGCTTAGTTAAACGTTCTTTTCCTGCGCACCCACAAGATTTAGTTTTATATTTACTGCTTGTTAAATGTCCATGTCTAACAACAATCTTGTTTCCGCAACTACACTGGCATTCCCAAAAAGTCAAATTCAATTTTGTTTTACCGCATTGTCTCATTCCATCTTTTTTCAAAACAGTAAGTCTTCCAAAAACCATACCTGTAAGGTTTTTTGTTCGAATTGATTTTATGGTTTCAGTCTACCATATTTTTTATTCGTTAAGTCTTCCCTTGTTTTCCCCATATCCAGCTTTCTTTTTTAAGTTCATTATATCATCTTCTGATATTACTTGAAAAGACCAACCTCTTAATTGACAGTGATGTTTGGCGGCATTCCATTTTGATTGATTTTGCATTAATTTGCATTGATTCGCAGGTTTGATTTCCCAAATCTCTATCGCTCCATCACTATACTCCACCAATAAGTCAGGGAAATATTGCTTCTTTTTGGCTCGGAAGAAATACTCCACAGAGAATGGCTCTACTTCATATCTAAGAACATCACCTATTTTCTCCAATGATTCATATACTTCTAATTCATAACCACTTCGATAATGCAACTGTTTACCATTGTTCTTCTCGGATATGATATAACCTTCTTTGAAGTTTGGTAATTTTCTTTTCTTGTTTGGATTTTTGGTGTCGTACATGACTGTCGCACGAAGTTGTCCATTTTGAGGACACTTCACAGATGGATGTTTTGTGCGAAAGTGTAAACGAAGGTCACGCACCGGACAGCCACAATGCTTGAGCGGACAAACCAAGTATTCCCTGCCCTCTTCATGACCTTCAATGATGTGATCTCTCATTTCAGGATACGTATTGAAAATCTCAGCACAAACAAAGCAACAAAACTTCCTTTGGTTGTTATCTTGTGGGAATATCATGTTTTGAACTTTATTGGAACCTTTTCAATCTTTTGATCCAAAGCAACAATCAATCTGTGTAAACCATCATCAATATTATAATTTGAATGAATGATAATTGGCTGTTTGAAACCATGTGTTGATATGCTATTAGCCAAATTTTTTAAGTAATTTGCATCTTCAATTCTCATGTTTTCCATGAGTTTTTTGTTGCCAGGATGTTGACGATCATATAATTCAGTCGTGACAATCATTTTAACATCTTGACCGTCATGATGAGATACTGAAGACCAAGTGTCTGATTCCAACCATAAAGAAAAACTATCCATTCGCGGCTTTCTTCATTAGCATTTTTTCAGCTTGATCTTTTTCAGTTATAACATTGATTTCTGATATGTCTTTTTCGGTAAAAATTGTTTGGTCTTTTTGTCCTTCTAGGTCTTTATAAAGATTCACAGCGGAAAAACTGGCTTCTTTCATCCATCCTGGTGTGTGATCCTCATCTTCCGGGTCGACCATTTTCGCGTAAGTAACACGTGATGATTCTCCACCTCCGTATAAATCGCCTTTATAGGTAAAGAAAAAATTGATACCACTCATCATTGTTTTGACGTGATTCTTTTTTTCTTCATTCTCCCATAATTGATTCCATTTCAACATTATACGTTTGGTGACATTGCCCATAATTGTTATATATTGACTTGAATTTCTTTTCGATATTTGATATGATATATGATTCTAATTGTTGGAGTCATAAATGAAAAATCCATTCATTATTGGAGTTGGTGCCCAAATCGCAAATGGCAAAGACGCGCTTTGTAATTACTTGGCAGACAAATTAGGTTCAAATTGGCATCGTGCATCATTTGCCAGTAATGTAAAGAGAATTTATTGCGAAGCATTTGGTGTTGATCTTGATTTTATTGAAAAGTGGAAGAGAGTTGATGAGCCGCCACCTGGATTCAAAATGAACATAAGAAAAGGACTTACATTCATTGGAGATGGATATCGACAAATACAGCCAAATATCTGGATTGATATGCTTCTCAAAAACAATGAACGAAATTTAATAATTAGTGACGCACGTTATAAGAATGAAGCCGACGCCATCCGTAAAAACGGCATAGCAATTTTACTGTGGCGACCCGGACATGAGAACGATATTCAAAACGACAGCGAACAACAACTGATGCCTTTTGTCAATCAATTGAAGCGAACTAAAGATGGGGAGATTAGCGATCCATCAATTCCTTTTGATTTGTGGATAAAAAATGATGGGGACATTGATAGTTTATATGGAAAGATCGATAACATCATCATCCCATATGTGAACAATGTCCGAAATAATAGATAAAATTAGAAGTAAACGAGTTCGGGTTGCCGTCATTGGTGACTCGATGATTGACGTATACCATTATGGCAAAGTCAGTCGCATCTCTCCCGAATTCCCAGTACCTATCCTTCATTCAAAAGAAAACCACCAGGAACTAGTTCCTGGTGGTGCTGCCAACGTTTGCTACCAATTCTCACATCTAAACGCAAAAGTACACCTATTTGCTCCTTTGGACCTAGACGCTCTTAACATATTTAAACATAAATTTAATTTTGATGTATCTGGATGTCCAATTCTACCTGATGGATCATTTATTCCAAAGAAAATACGTTATTATGATGACAACTTCCCATTGCTAAGAAATGACATAGAGAAACCAAATTATGGATTAGATAATTTGACTTCAATTAGAGAATCCTTATTCTCTAATTTTATCGATTATGGACAGTTTGATGTGGTGATTCTAAGCAATTACAACAAAGGATTATTCGATTCAGACTTTACGACAAAAATATTGTCTTATTGTCGAAAACACAACATTCCTACTGTCGTTGATCCAAAAAACAATCCTGAATGGTGGTGGGACTGTGATTATTTCAAACCAAACGCAGCAGAAGCAGAAAAAATGACTGGGCGGTTTGATTGGAAACAACAATGCGAAATGTTGAAAAACTGTGCAAAGAAAGGCATAGTGATTACACAATCGGGTTCAGGCGTTGTTGGAATGGATGAATTTGGAGAATTGTTTGAATATCGCCCACGTACCACTATAAAAGATGTCAGCAGTGTAATTGGTGCAGGTGATGCCTTCTCAGCCGTTATGGGGCTTTCTATCGCACATGGACTGCCTTTACGAGAAGCAGTCAAGTGTGCTTTTGAAGCTGGAACACAATATGTCAAGGCTCGACACAACAGACCAATTGCATTGTATGAACTGCATCGTCAACTCGACCCACTGAATGCCAAGATTGTACCAATTGAAGAATTGGCACGATTGAGGAATGGTGTGTATAAAGATTATCGTTGGGTTTTTAGCAATGGTTGTTTTGATCTAGGAATTCACGTTGGGCATATTGCTACACTCCAGGCAGCCAAGAGTCGTGGAGATAAACTAATTGTAGCAGTAAACTCTGACGAAAGTGTCAAAAGACTAAAAGGACCAACTAGACCAATTGTAACTCTGAATGACCGCATGAAAACGGTCGCAGCACTGGAATGTGTTGATTTTGTCGTCTCGTTTGAAAAAGATGTGCCTTACAATGTAATTGATGCCATCAGACCAAATGTATTAGTCAAAGGGTCAGATTGGGCAAACAAAACAATTAGTGGTGTTGATTTGGTAGATGAAGTGTTTTTGGTTGATTACATTCAAGGACTAAGTACAACCAGTATAATCGAGAAAATCAAGCAAAATGGATAGATACATTTATGATTAAAGGATTCAAGTCTTTTCGTGAGTTTGTAGATTATCGAGAAGGTGCAAGCATTGGTGCGGGCGGCGCTGGAGCTGGAGCTGCTGTCGCTGGTAGTGGAATTACTGGTGTAGCTGTCAATCCTAAAATGATTAACAAAATGAGACAAATTGTAAAACCAAAAGACCCAACAGCAGCAGGTAAATTAAATCGAATTCTTACAAAAAAAACACAAAATCCAAATGATAGCATGGAAGATTTAACTACTGCTGTAGACCTTGAAGACGGCATTAACAAGTAATTACATCCATTTCTCTTCTTCATTTATCCAATAGTGAAGAACCCATTTCCCGCTCGTGCTGTAATACTTCCTATCGATTTTAATTTCGCCTGCGTGAATGCGTCTATGGCAATTAGCACAACACGTCAAGGTATTGAATGTAGTGTATTTTCCACCATCTTCGCCAGGAACGATTCTGTGTGAGTCTAGAAGTGCGTAGTCATTCTCTTTGCAGAAGTAGCACTGTCCGTCGTACAGTTTTTTGATTTGTTTTTTTGATAGTTTGTGTTCCTCCATAACTTAATATAGTGAGGAACACAAACCAACTTGAATTTTTTAGACGGCGGGATCAAAGACAACTGTCTCTTTTGGTGACTCTGACTCAGCCATTGCTAACGCTATAGCAAGCCCATCGGGTGATTGACGAATGGTATCCCAAAACTTACCTCGATAAATTGCAAACCCATCAATTGTAAACTCGTTATTCTTTGAACAATAAGTGTACTCAGCCATTACGACGGACAAGTCAGGTATGCGGATGGGAAGCCAAAGTTTCTCTGATCCACACTTCCATTTCTTCGGCATGACTTTATCTACGTAATCAAATACAAGCTCAAGATCAACACTGGCGGTAGCCAGCAAGTGATTCCATTGCTTGTTGAGTTTGATTACTTCGTTTTCTTCTTTGATTTTTTTCTGTTGTTCAATCTCTTCAGCACAAAATTTCTTGTTTTCGGCTATTCTGGCATGACCGATTTTCAAAAGTTTATTTACAATATCTGGTAGCATTAGGACTCCAAATGGGATTCCAAAGAACGAAATTCTATTTCACGTCTAATCATTTCTTCCATTATCTGAGTTGATGTAGGTGAATTATCAACCTTGTGAACTACCCACGACCCTAAAGGGTCGGGGCTTCCCGTTTCAACCTCGGTCGCCTAAGTATCCAATTAAGGATGCACGGTCTTATACCAAGTCCACGGGCTTTACTTTCGGGCGTTCCGCCCGTAGTTTATCATCCCCTTTCGGGGTGTTCTAAGTGCATCACCGCTTGGTTTTCGTGGCGATACAAGATAATAGAGTCAGTCGTACTGGTTTTATTCCCACGAAAGTAGTATTTGTTTTTGCTTCAATTTTTAGTGCATCGCCTTCATCCCCTACCCTAAAGGGTTGCACCGCCCAAAGCGGCGGTGCAACATCTACCGATGTAGGGGCTTTCGGCTCCGAAGAATGGTAAACCCAAACAATGAGTTCACGTCCATTGACGTGAACATGCCGTTCAATTATTTTCATCATTTTCTCAAGCAACACGAAACCCAGGACAGTTATCACCTACGGGAAGTTCGTGGTTGGTACGGTTGGAATCTCTGAATCTTCGCAAGAATAACTCTACTTCTGCAATAATTATTTCTGCCTTTTCCTTATCAGATTTAAGGCAGAAATAATTATCTTTATCATCTTGGCGAGCCAAGAATTTACATTGTTCTTGACCCTTGCCAATTTTACACTCTTCGTCCAACATAGTAAGTGGCAATAAATTTAGCACGTTGGCTCCTTACTTTTGGCACAACCCCCACATTGGATGCTGTCGCCTTTTTGAACAAAACGATTACCGGCAGGATGCCCACACCGATCACAGGACAGTTTTCGCATGAAGTTCTTCATCGTGATAAACTTTATACGCATTTTGCGAGCTTCTGCAACCTCTCGTTCCATCGCTTGATACTTCTTTATCACCTTTGGCATTCTTTTATCGACCTTGAAGAAAAGACACCTTAGTTCCCACCAATTGCCCTGATAGTGAACTAATTTGTCACTTCCCAATACGATTTGATGTCGTTTGCAACCACACAACGTGGAGACGCTTTTTGGTTCAATTTTTTTGTCCACTGGACGTTTGCACTTCAGGCACTCAGAGTCAATTGACGTTGAGGGGAATCCACAATTGACGCATCTAATCTTAGAACTATCCAAATGAAACCCGTGTGTAGATTGGTTCGGTTGCATGTTTTGCTCGGAAAAAGCGCCACAAAGATGGCATTGTTCCTGGTGTCGCCTCAAGTAAAGGCATCCGCAGTCATCACATTTTAGAACGCTCATAACCGTAATTCTATACGTTTTTTAGTGTCTAAACAAGAACATTTTGGTGATTTTTGCTTCCAAGAACGTATTGTGTGCTGCTTTCGCACGCTCTAATTTTTCTTTTTCTGTTGGTGTGTGATTTGCTTCATAAATGGCTTGTTGGGCAATCACCTCATTGCGAAGCCAAACCTCATGATGATCTGACCACATCCAAAAAACAAGTCCGGATAAAAATAAGATAAACATTATACCTACAGAAATCGCTAATAGTTTAGCATAACCAGTGGTTGCTGCAAATATAACCAAAAGCTGCTTCATTGCATTATCTGATTTTACATCTTCAATATTTTGTTCTTCCATTTTTACGCTCGGTTAAATCCAAAATCACGCATATTTTCTATTAGTTGATGTATGTTTTCTTGTGGCATACCAATTAGTTCACCTAATCGTTCATAATAATAGCTACTAACTTCATTATCTCTTACTGCTTGTATTACTATTTGAACAATCTGTTTGACATGATAAGGAATCCCAACAACTATACTTCTCGTCCGACTGTGTTTTGTACCAAAATGTTCAACTGTTTCTACTTGCATCCCACGTACATATGCCTCTTGAAGCAGCAAAGGTAAAATTGTTTCTCTGGACAAAGAACTTTCATCGAAGATTGCTGCTGGTTTCCTACCGGCCAAAACTGCCGCCACATCATCAGCTATTCCAGCGTCGTCTAAATATGATGGAGTCGGACAATCAATTGTCGCTCGATAATTTCTATACTTTTCAATCAAAAGTATTGCCTGCTTGCCCAATGAATTAAGATCATCTCCAATAAGTTCTTTCAAGTCTCGTTCTGAATGATTTGTATTTCCAATATCCCATATTATTACATTTGGATCGGGAGTTGATGCCCCATGTGGATTCGCAACAAATGTACAATGATATTGAAGAAAGTGTCCAAATGTTTCCTCTTCTTCATCCTGTAATGGGTCTACTCCCCATTTCATGCCAGTAATATACAAATCATACAAACGATCATTGTATTGCAATAAAAATGATACGTTGAATGGATTACTTAAACAATTCTGAATATCTTTGATGGAGTTATTAACTGAATCAGCAGTGAAATTACCTCTAATCTCCGAACGATTGAATTGACCAATGTTTAAAGTCATGTTGGTAACTCGTACCATAATGAAAAAGTCATTGGTCGTCAATCTACTCAAAGGGGCATACATATGTGAATTCCTAATACTCCTCCTTATATATCAGTATGGATCAAACACATTATGGATATGAGCAGTGGCAAGTAGAAGAAATACGTAAATGCACAGCAAGCTATGGTTATTTTTGCGAAAACTACGTCAGGATCATCCATCCAATGAAGGGGATCATACCTTTTCGCCTTTATGATTTCCAAAAAAGAGTTGTATCTGAATACGATAAAAATCAATTCAATATCATCAAAAAGTTTCGACAAGCAGGCTTAACCACCGTCTCAGTAATTTGGGCGTTGTGGCGATGCCTGTTCAAATTTGAACAAAGATGTATGGTTCTGTCCAAGTCAGACCGAGAAGCAATCGGCGTCGGCAAGATTGTAGAAACCGTTTTGGAAAATCTTCCTGCCTGGATGAGTCCAGTAATGAAGAATGATAACGATCACGAAAAGGAATTCGCTGATACTCGCTCCGTACTATGGTTCTATACTTGTGCCGCCGCACGTTCTAAAGCACTTACATATCTGATCATTGACGAAGCTGCGTTCATTCAAAACATGGACGAACACTGGAAAGCCATGTACCCTACCCTTTCCACTGGTGGTAATTGTATTGTTATTTCTACCGTCAATGGTATGGGCAACTGGTACGAAGAGACTTGGCACCGCGCAGAAGATAAAAAGAACCAGTTCCATATTATTTCTCTGGATTATAAAGAACACCCAGACTACCGGACTGTAGAATGGGAACGTAAAACCAGAGCCAACATTGGAGAAAAAGGTTGGCTACAAGAATATTGCGGATCATTCCTCGGATCGGGCGAAACTTACATCGATGCCAAAATATTGTCTGAATTGGAAGAATTGTGTCTTGATCCAATAGAGAAACTATTCCCAGAGTGGGACACAACTCCGCAAGACGAATACGATGAAGAAGACTTGGCAAATCCAAACTATGAAAAAGGCGCTCTATGGGTGTGGAAAGACCCACAACCAGGAAGAGAATACATCGTTGCTGCCGATGCTGGCGAAGGTGTGCGCGCCGACAATAGCGCGTTCCACGTGATTGACACTTCTAGTTTTGAACAAGTTGCCGAATTTTATAGCAATGAAATCCCGGTTCATAAATTCTCAATGGTCATATCACAAGTCGCCACATTCTACAATGAAGCTTTGTTGGTAATGGATCACGACACAGGACCAGGAATGGCTGTGTTGAATCGTCTTGAACACACAATCCATTATCCAAATATGTATTGGGAAAACAAAAAAGGACGCGGCGAAAAGTCCGGCGTCACTCTGAGCAGAACTTCAAGACCGTTAATACTTGAAACTTTGCAGACGAGTTTGTTAAATAGGTTGATACGAATAAGAAGTCGTCGCTTAATTCGTGAACTGAAGAACTTTGTTTACAACAAGTCTAAACAACGTCCTGAAGCGGTCAAAGGCAAGACGGACGACCTTGTTTTATCATTGGCAATGGGATTGCACGTAACAGATGTTGCTAATCGCGATTTGCCCGTTGGCGCAGAACCGATGAACGGACGAATTGGCAAGGCAATGACCGGAAAGAACTTTGAAGATGTTAAGAAGCATTTGCAGAGTGGGTTGCCCGAAGAGTTCTTTGAGGTTGATACTCCAATTGATTTCTATGATCTTATGCCTAACTTAATGAAAAAAGAACAACATTATCGAAATCCAATCTTAAAGGAATTCGGCTGGTAGTCTATTGTGCTTTGACTTGTAATTCAGCAACAAGCCCTTTTGTTTCAATGAATTGAAACTTGTTGCTGGAGTTTTCATATAAGAAAAATTCATATATTGAAGTTGCGAATGCGTAACAATGGACGACAAACACGAATCAGGAAGTGGAACTGTCTTGATGTCATTACGAGAGAAGAATTTTTGCCAAACAATTCTTGCTTCCGGACTGACGGCTCCTCGATCACACATCAGTCCATTGTGACTTATTGAAGTTACTTCCATTGCCAGTTCGTACAAAAATGGACCCCACCGTTCTTTCAAAGTTAGAAAATCTTACCTTGAAAGTTCGCTAGGACAACAAGCATCAACCTTAACCCTCATCGGAGGTTGACCTTTAATGTGTTGCCCTGCATGGCCTTGCGGCAAGGCTCTTATCTGCTATAACCTTGCGGTCACTCGCAGAATACTTGCTTTTTCTGTAGTTCTGTTTTCACCCAAAACTTTTACCTGACTTAGTAGAAGTCAGAACCGAAGTAGTCTTGCTGTTGATATTATAGTAGTATTTGGCAAGATTTTCAAACATTTATGCCAACTGTTCAAAACCCTTTAGTGCTATCCACAGTTGTGACTTCCCACGCATTGCATTGAGGGACAAGATATGCGTTTATTTTGCCAAATATTGAACTAGACTCATTTCCAGATTCATCACAATAAGAAAAGCTGATTGATGACTTGCCGACGTACCCCAAAACAAAAACGCCTGGAGGTAAATCGGATTCGGTTTTCATTGCTTCATTTACAAAATCTCTGAATCGCATGAATTATCTATTGACCTAAGAATCAAAGTTCATCGTTCATTTCAATAGTATGACCTGAGCTCGCAGTCAATTTAATGCCTCTAGATTCGGGAGCCTTCTTTGGAATGGCCTCATATCGAACTGAAGAATACGACAATGACAACGCAGTTTCGGCTTCTGATCCATCTATGGTTTTGATCCAGGTGTTTTCCATGTGCCAACTTTCAACATGAACGTTATTGTTGTACAAACGAATTTCTAATGGGAATTTTTGTCCACTCATAAAACAAGAAAACAGTTCTTTGGAATCAGCAGACGTAACAATTTTAGAATCTAACCATTTTGCCTGACCTGGAATTAAAAACTTGGAATTCAAATGAGGAATTTCTGTTTCTGAAACGCACAAGGAAGGGCGTTGTCCTTCCGCCCAAAACATAGGAATTTCAACATTGTTATGAACTAATTTCCAAGAATACACATCAGGTTGTCCTGTAATATCCTTTGACATATGGCTGTATTTAACTGTAATAACTGTTGTAGCGACATCATTAGAACTATAGTCAAAGTCGGCACCGTGAGAAACTAGGGATAGATTTTTGAATGTCAACGTGTATAATGATTTACCACAACCATCTAGAGCAGTGAATGTCAACGTTTCATTGAACAATTGTCGTTTGGCAAGCATGTCAGCCCATACAAGAGCGTGCATGCTATCTTTGCCTGTGGTTACATCGTAGTAGGCGAACTTGATGGTTCTGTTGACATAATCAAAACTAACACATTTGATGAATGTGTCAGGTAAATGTTCTCCAGCTAGAGTCCAACGAAATTTGCGAGAAAAAATGGTTTCTGGCTTGCCAAGATCGCCAATTCCCATATTTGTAGAAGTAGTGTTTTCAATCATTGAGGAGTATCTTTCTATGTTAAGACCAATTACGAAGATTCACGGTGGGAAAAGTTATTTAAAAAAATGGATTATTGATAAATTTCCCAAAAACTATGAAAAAATGAAGTACGTGGAGCCGTGTGGTGGAGCGGCAAGCGTACTGCTTAATAAAATACGCTCGTTCTCAGAAATTTATAATGATCTAGATGTAGGACTATATAATTTAGTTTACTGTCTAAAAACCCATTCAGTAGAGTTAATCGAAAAAACACGCGCCATACCGTATACTGAAGATTCATTCCAAACCGCAAGAAACAATACATCACACGAAGGAATCGGGGCGGCTGTAGATGAACTAGTTAAGCGACGTATGAGTCGTGGCGGGTTAGGCGCTTATTTTAGTTGGAGTAATCGCGAACGTGGCGGCAAGCCGGGGGATGTCAACGCATGGGAAACTTTCACTCAGCACTTTCTGCCACTTATCTGTGAGCGTTTGAAAGATGTAGAAATACGCAATCAAAATGTATGTGACCTACTACCAGAGGTGGACGATTCAGACCTGTTGACATATATCGATCCACCCTATCTACAAGCAACTCGTTCAGTTAAATCTGTGTACAATGTTGAAATGGATGATCAAGAACATTGCCGTTTAGCAAATGTCCTGAATCAGATGAAGTGTAAAATAATTTTATCCGGATACTTCAATCCATTGTATGCTAAACTTTATAAAGGGTGGAGAATGGAAAGTTGTACTATTGCCAATCACTCGTCGCAGAGTAAAAAAAAGGAATCTCGTGTGGAATGTCTTTGGATGAATTATGCTAAATAAACTAAGTGAACTTGAAATTGGTAAAGCTGCGGAACACCTAGTTTGCGCAGATTTGATACTGAAAGGTTATCGTTCGTTTCTTGCCGATCAAGGTTTACCATTCTTCGGAGCCGAAAGCCCCTACATCGTAGATGTTGCACCGCCGCTTTGGGCGGTGCAACCCTTTAGGGTAGGGGATGAAGGCGATGCACTAAAGATCGAAGCAAAATAATTCCTACTTTCGTGGGAATAAAACCAGTACGACTGACTCTATTATCTTGTATCGCCACGAAAACCAAGCGGTGACGCACTTAGAACACCCCGAAAGGGGATAACAAACTACGGGCGGAACGCCCGAAAGTAAAGCCCGTGGACTTGGTATAAGACCGTGCATCCTTAATTGGATACTTAGGCGACCGAGGTTGAAACGGGAAGCCCCGACCCTTTAGGGTCGTGGGTAGTTCACCTTACGATGTCATTGTTGATATGCCTTCGGGACTAAAAAGAATTCAAGTTAAATCAAGTTGCAAAATGTGCAGGATTCCTCGAAAAGGAAAACTTGCTTCCTCTCCTGTCTACCGTTATTCACTTCGATGGGGCAAAGGATCAAAAAGAAAGGCTATAGAGGAATGCGATTATTTTGCATTCGTCGCAATGGACACAAAAAATATCGCTTACGCACATATTGATGACATACGAAACAAAAATGGGAAAGTTATACAATGTTTAGAGTTAAGATCAAAATCGATTGACTGCGAACTTGACGACAAAAATCATAAACCTTTTGGACGTTATATTGAAGATCACAATTGTTTTCCAGAAACAACTTTATTTATTAAAAATTCGAGAAGAGAAATTCCTAATATATATCCGACCAAATCTGGAACCTGGCGAGTTAGAAAAATCGTTGACGGCAAACGTGTAAATGCAGGTAGCTTTCCCACAATTGATAAAGCAATAATGGCATGCAACAATGCGTTTGGAACAACAGGCGTTAAATTTGATGAAGTATCACATCAAAAACTTTGATGTGATGAAATTCTACCCTCGACACGAACCGCAAAAAAGGTATACAATGTTGAAATGGACGAAGCTGCCCATATAAAACTTGCCCGAGTTCTAAACGCAGTAAAAGGAAAAGTGTTGCTGAGTGGGTACTACAGTCCACTTTACCTTAAACTTTATAAAGGCTGGAATCTCCATGTCAAGGAGATTGCCAACCACAGCAGTCAGTCCAAAAACAAGGAGCGGAGGTTAGAATGCCTCTGGACCAATTTCTAATGAGATGCATCCGATGCGGTTGGGAGGTAATAGTCGCCAAAAAAGTCGGACGACATTGGTGGTGCAATGATTGCATTAGTGGAACGAGATACACAGATGCGTTTGCAACATTATTGCCCCAACTGGTGGAAAAACCATCCGTTCCCAAAAAACTAATCGTTCCAAGAGTTACAGATATCGATATAGAGGAAATTCCCGATGAGTCTCTTTGATTTAATCAGCAATGGCGCAACCATCCACCAACCAGACGAACTCAAGAAAAAACTAGAGTCTGGTCGTCCATTGCGTGTCAAGTACGGCATCGACCCTACCGCTGCTCACGTTCACCTGGGTCATCTCGTCGGACTACTCAAACTCAAGCAATTCATTGATGCGGGTCATCGTGGCGTAATTATTATCGGTAATTTCACCGCTCTAGTGGGCGATCCTACCGGACGCGACCAAACACGCGCACGCCTCACACCAGATCACATCAAAGCCAACAGCGAACATTACTTGGATCAAATCAACAGAGTTATTGACCTGTCCGCTTGCGAAGTACACCACAATGGTTCATGGTTTGCTCCTCTGCATTTACAAAATGCAATTGAGTTGATGTCCAACACCACAGTAGGACAATTACTCGCACGTGATGATTTTGCCAACAGAATAAAGTCCCAAGAACCAATACACTTGCATGAACTTCTCTACCCTGTCCTGCAAGGGTTTGACAGCGTACAGATCGCCGCAGATGTGGAAATTGGTGGTAACGATCAGTTATTCAACTTCATGCTTGCTCGCGATATGCAGAAAAAGGCGGGTCAAGATCAACAAGTCTGCATTACCGTTCCCATTCTAGTCGGTACAGATGGCGTGCGTCGGATGGGCAAAAGTCTTAATAATTACATTGGGTTAGATGAAGAAGCTGATTCTGTCTTCTCCAAAACAATGAGTATTACAGATGAACTCGTTCCCGACTGGTGGAGATTGCTTCCCGTTGATGACCAGAAAATACCAGAAGCAGAGCCAATGGTTCAAAAGAAGGCATTGGCGTTCAGACTTGCGAAATTCTTGCATGGCGAATTGATTGCGTTAGATGCAGCAAACGCTTGGCATAGAAGGTTTACATTACGTCAAGACCCAGAGGACATTCCTGTTGTTGACATTGCCCGTATCATGCTCAAAGATGGGCGTATGGGTATCTGTAATGCTCTGAAGGCTTGCGGATTAGTTACATCAAACAACGAAGCAAGAAAGATCATATCCCCCACTTCGGGCAATAGCGGAGTAACTGTTGGGTCGGATATGATAAAAATTGAAGACTCAACAGTTCAAATTATCATCGAAGATGGAATGATTCTACGAGTTGGAAGGCGCAGAATCGTTCGGATACATTTGACGGATTAGTTTCATATTGTGTTCATAACTAATCGGGTTAATCTCAAATCCGACAGGAACTCGTCCCATTTTGAGTGCAACAAAGGCTGTTGTGAAATTACCAAGAAAGAAATCAGCAACAATGTCGCCTGGATTAGAACTATAAGCAATCATCTTTTCGACTAATTTGTCGGGAAGTTTGTTTTTGTTCTTGACCTTGCCTGGCTGATACTCCTTGTTGATTGTCCACACGTCTTCCATATCTCTGTACAAAGGGCTTCCAGATGCGTCACGTTCGCTTGTAAAGCGACAATGTGTGTTGAATGTCACTTTGTCCTTCGGAGTCTTTTTAAGGTACAGTATGTGATAATGGGACGATACGTACTTGCGACTGCAAAAGACTCCGAAATTGAATTTCCATATCAAATGGTTGATTGTATGAAAACCAACTTCATCAATTGCTTCTAATACAAATTTGAGGTTGGTCCAACCAGAAACTACGTACATTGAGCCAGTTGGCTTGAGTACACGCATTGCTTCTGACATCCAAGCCATTGTAAATGATTTGTAGTCTGGCGGGGCTTCTACGTAACCGTCTATGACATTTTCTTCTTTGCGATTATAATGTTTATCGAAAGTAGATTCTTGTATGCCGAATGGGGGATCACACAAAACAATATCGACTTCTTCATCTGTAAGATATTGTTTGGAACCAGAGATACAGTCTGTGTTATAGATTCTCACGTGTAGGTGTATTCGGTTTGTTGATTGGGGTTGATTTGCATAGCAAAATCTCTTATAGTGTAAACTATATTATAGTAATGAAAACTAATCACGAACCCATTATTTTATACATTCGTAAAGCGATCTCTGAATGTAAAGAAGATTACGTGTTAAATGACGTAAAGCAACATCTCCATGCCGCCTTGTCTGCTGTGCAAAAAGTTGGTAAAAAGAGGTCGGCAATGGAATCACAATCCAAATCGTTCGCAGAAGAAGCAAAAAAGAAAAACGATAAATGGATGCAAATGCTCAAGGATGGGTTAAAGATTAAACCAATGGAGGAACCAAATGAACAAGAGTGATTTGATTAGCCGTTTGAACTTTGACATACAAAACGAATACGCACATATGCACTTTTACATGCACAGTGCCGCAATGGTTGAAGGGCTACACCGTCAGGAACTTCGTGAGTTCTTCATGGAACAAGCCGCAAGTGAGATGAAACACATTCAAGCATTTGCCGATATGATCGTTGGCTTGGGCGGCAAGCCAAATTGTTTGCCATCATCCTTCCCAGATCATATGTCATCGCCAAATGACATACTGGAATATGCCTTACGAATGGAAACAGAAGTTGTTAACAATTATGCAGAACGCATGGACCAAGCTGCCTCACTAGGCGGCGCAGATGGCAAATGGGTTGAAGCGTTCTTGGAAAACCAGATCATTGATAGTCGAACTGATGCAGATAATATCCGTATGATGAGGAAGTAATCTATGTTCGTATTGAGTTACTTTGAACAAGATATTGATCAAAGCACAATTGAAATTATTGCGGTCAGCTCAAGCAAAGAACTTCTAGAACAAAAAAAAGAAGAGTTGCTTGGTCCGTCAAGAACTTATCGCAAAGCATATGAAGAGTTCAGGGATAAATCCAAAAATAAAATTCGAGAGTTTTGTGAACGTAACAGATTGGATTTAAGGGCAAAGCATCGTTACAATCCTGCGTACCAAGGATTTGGCGACATACAAGGTGCAAAATTCACCAAACATTATGAAGATGAAGTTATTGAAACTTTGGTTTGTCAATATTATTTATTTGATGGCAAACATGAAGAATCTTTATTCGGATACAATTTGGATAAAGACAAGTTGACAGAATCTCTTCCTGTGTTTGCCCCGCCTAACGCTCCAGGTAAAGTATATTGTGAAGAAAGTTGGGGCGGGCAAGGACTGACCATTACTGAGGTAGAGGAGATCAAGCCATTTGTGCAATAGTAGGTATCGCTGGAGTTGATGAGGCATCCTATCTAACCTTCTTGGGGCTTCACGCTCTACAGCATAGAGGTCAGGAAGGTGCGGGAATTGCGGCTAGTGACGGAACAGATTATTCCGTACTGAGACGACGTGGATTAGTTGCTGATATCTTCCAAGAAGAAGTTTTACGAGGACTTAAAGGATCAGCAGCAATTGGACACACACGGTACTCTACCAGTGGTGGTGACACCGATTGTAATTTACAGCCATTGACCATGCGCAGTCGCATGGGATGGACTGCCGTTGCTCATAACGGCAATTTGACAAATGCCAAAGAATTAATTGAGAGATTGGAAAAAGAAGGCGCAATTTTCCACACAACCTCCGACACAGAAGTTATTTTACACGTAATGGCAAGATGCCGCGATATTCCGCTCCCAGATGCCGTAGAACATGCCGTTGGTCACTTAGATGGCGCATATTCATTATTGATAATGAATCAAGACTATATGATCGCTGTGCGTGATCCTTATGGATTCCGCCCACTGATCGTTGGAGATTGTGGAGACGGGAAAGCATTTGCTAGTGAGACGGTTGCATTTGATTTGATGGGCGGAACACCTGAAAGAGAAGTCAGACCTGGCGAGATGATTGTTGTTGATCTGAAAAGAAAAACAATGACATCCAAACAAGTTTTGCAACCAAAATCACCAAGTCGATGCGTATTTGAGTTGATTTACTTTGCGCGTCCAGATAGCGAAGTATTCAGCGTTCCAGTTTATCAGGCTCGTAAGTCTTTAGGAAGAAGATTAGCGAAAGAACAGCCAGCAATTGCTGACATTGTAGTTCCCGTTCCTGACTCTGGCGTGGCGGCTGCACTTGGATACGCAGAAGAACTTGGATTGCCTTTTGAAATGGGAATAATGAGAAGTCACTATTCCCAAAGAACCTTCATTCAACCCAAACAATCTATGCGGGAATTAGGTGTACGTCTCAAGTTGAGCGGAGTTAAATCCGTCATTGAAGGCAGACGCATCGTTGTGGTTGATGATAGTCTTGTTCGTGGGACTACGGCAAAAAAGATTATCAAGATGTTGAGGGATTGTGGGGCGGACGAAGTGCATTTACGTGTTTCCTCTCCGCCAACAATAAGCCCTTGTTTTTATGGCATGGATACGCCCACAAAAGGTCAATTAATTGCTTCTAATCAAGATATAGAAGGAATACGTGAATATATCGGAGCGGATAGTTTGGGATACCTGAGCAGAGAAGGGTTGTCTCAGGTATTCGGCAAAGGTTATTGCAGTTCTTGTTTTTCGGGTGAATATCCTACACTTGTACCACTAACCATCAAAAATCATTAAGGTGGTGTTATCAAATCTCCAACGAGGAGTGTGTATGGAATTTCAAAGGTTTTACTTGGATTAGTATTTGCTCCAGTGTATTGATTGATTGTCTTTTTGGCAAAATCACCTACGCCAGCGCCAGCAGGATATTCAATAACTTCAGTAACCCTGTCGCTTCCATCTACTGTTATTTTCTGGAATTGAAATAGTCCAGAACGTCCATACAGTAATTCCCAATCCTTCAAAACTACTGTGTAATCAAATCCTGCGTCAGTAATTATTTCTTGATCGACTACAAGACTCGTATCCAATTCTACCAACAATGCTACTGAATCAGGATCAATTGATACAATATTGTGTCTGGAGAAATAACCAGGAAGTTGAGCAATTCCAGCCTTCTTATTGAATCTTAACTTTCGTTCCGCTCCACCATTCTTGATGTAAGTTTTCCAGTTGCCTCTTGCGCGTTTGGACCTTAGTTTTACATAACTTCCGGTCTTGCCATCGGTCGCCAAACTAGCTTCATACAAAGCAGAAAAAGTAGCATCATTATTCAAAGCATCAACAATTTCATTAGGTTTTACTGATGCAATATTAGCTGCCGTTGTTGTTACGTCAACGACGAGGATTGTCCAAGAATGACCAGCGTCAAATGAATAATACAAGGTCAAATTTGGAATACCCGTTAGGTTGTATGGACCTAAGTTCCATGCAATCATTTCAATCGCACTGTTTGTATTGCCTTTGACTCTAAAGTTTAAACTCAATTGACGGTCGCCTAAAAGAAGCGTACCCACAAATTCACTGTCAAACACATTCTGATAATAAGGCATGGTTTTTCCTACTTAATTTAATGGTATATAGGCGTCGTCAAATTGATTTGGCATTATCGATATGTTGACATCAATATGGTGAACTACCCCGCCGCTAAAGACGGCGGGGCTTCCGATCCAACCAATAGCCCAAATTTTATGGGTCTTACATCAGGGCAATCGGCTATCCCTCTCGTTCGCTTCGCTCGCTCCCTACAGGGCAAACTTTTCTCATTCAGAGAAAAGTAGGGGTTTTCTCGCCGCCGTAGATAAAAATAATAATTGGAACTATAATTAGTCCTAATTTAGCAGTTCTTCTGATTATATCAGGGTCTTCACAATACATTGGTTTTCCTCATATGGATTAATAACCCCAAAGCATACGAAATTTATTCCAGAAACCTTCCATCTTTTGTCGATTGTCATCAATCCTTACAACTCTTTGTTCTACTAATCGTTTCTTCTCAACTTGGATTGCCGCTTCGTGGAACATATTTACCGCATCTTCCCATACTGGAAATGGTGCATATGCCTTCAATTCGCCCTCAACTTCAGCAAATACCAGATAACCATTATAAGTAGCTTTCAATTCACTGACTTTTTCATCATAAGTCTGTGATGTAATAACCAAATTGATTCCTACTTTCAAACCATCAAAATGATATCCACGCTCAACTGTCGTCCACTCATCAGGGTCTTGAACTGATAGCTTGTCATCGTAAATCATTTCCTCTTCACGATAATACGGATCAAAATACTTGTCTCCGAACGTAGATTGAGATATAATAGGCTTGCCTAAATATTTTGCTATCATCAACAATTTTTGAGTTACTTGTTTTTTCGTTGCTTCAACAACACGTTGTTCTATCAACGCCTGAACTTTTTCCTTCAACTTGTCTTGCATAATTACTATTTATCTCTTATTTTCAACATTGCAATTTTTTTCTTTCTCAAACTATTCGCAAATTGCTTCCAGTTCTGTGTAAAACAATGGTAAACAATAAAATCTTTTCTATTCCAGGCTTTATATGACTCAGGATTAAATAAATTAACTACATCTTTTTCATCCATCAGCCTGTATTTCAATCCTTTTTGTGCAACATAATAACATATCGCAAATGTTTCTTTATGATAACATCTCCTGTTACTTCCAAATAACCATGGAGTTAATGCACATTTCTCATTCTGCAACCTATTACACGTAGGCACTAAGAAATTTGAAGCCCATTCACGAATAGTCCCATTGTTCCATAGAGTTAGCCCACCATTAAAAACAGTTGAACCGACCTCAAGAAAAGAATAATTCCAATCTGGCGTATTGACAATCCAATCATCTTGTGCTGCCGCAAAATCTACATCATTATACTTGTCAAATATCTTTTCAATGTCATCAAATATAAACGTATCACCATCAATATGTAAAACGGACTGTTCTTTACATTCAGCAAGATATTCACGATTCAAACAAAAATAACCTTTTGAATCTTGTGATGGCTGACGATAAATAACTTCAACATTCAATGAATCTGCAAATAATTTTGGTTCACCATTCCCGATTACAAACACTCTAATCTTTATAGTTTTATTGTAATTGCGCAGCATTTTGATGCTGGTCAGCACCATACCAGAATAAAAATGATCCGTGGACGTTAAATAACAACAGACTCGATCCGACATATACACTAATGGAGTATCACATGCCAATTAATAAACTAATCCAAGTAGCAATCGATAAACTTACATCATTTATCAGACCTGTCAATGTAATAGTCAATGATCCATTAGTTCCAATTGCAACAAGATTAGAAATTCCTGATTTGCCCAACCCGTGCCCACCATTCACCGTACAAGGGTTTTTAGGCATGGATGGTCCAGATAATTCTCTACAACATCAAGCCACAATGGTTTACACGTTCATTGTTCACGGCATTAAATCTGTCGGAGAACGCCTAAACGTTCCACTCAACCGATGGGCTAGAACGAATTCGTTGGTTGTCATACCAAGAGCTGGCAGTCAATTCAATGCTTATTATGATGGATCGTCTCTCAGGTTTTTCTATAGCACTAATAGAAATGGCAAAATGGTATTCACCTGTGAATCATCCGATGTTGTCAGCCATGAACTCGGACATGCAATTTTGGACATAATAAGACCTGATCTATGGGGAACTCAATCCATAGAAGCTGTTGCTTTCCATGAATCATTCGGAGACATGGTTTCAATAATAGCAGCATTATGCCATGACGAAGTTATTGATTATGTTCTTTTGGAAACAAATAACGACCTCAGAAAAAGCAACATTGTATCACGTGTAGCAGAAGAACTTGGAGATGCTATTTATGGCGTACCAGCACTCAGAAATGCCGTCAATGACTTCAAATACGTTTCTCCAGAGAAACTACCATCAAACGCTCCACCAGACTTGTTGGCTCGGGAACCACATAGTTTTAGTAGGGTGTTTACAGGAGCATTCTACGATGCTTTAGTTCTTCAATACGAGAAGAATGTAACTACAGATATAGATCACAAAGAAGCGTTGAAAAAGGCTCGTGATCAAATTGGCAGTGTTTTATTCAATGGTGTTACACATGCTGCCAATATCGCTAAGTTTTTTGGGTCTGTCGCTCGTGCAATGCAAGTAACAGACTTGGATCAAGGTGGGGCATGTGCTGATTCATTAAAAATGGCATTTAGCAATCGTGGAGTGTTGGAAGTTACACCTGTGTTTAGTGGAGCAGCAATTGCAATGGACATTTCTCATGTCTTGACGCACAAGTATCGTGGTGGCTTCACAATGAGGGCTGGCGGTACTAAGAAAGTCAAACTATCTAATGAAATGATATTGAGTCAATCTCACAATCCTCTGTATGGAGTTGATATTGATATTCCAAATGATCATTATTTAGAATATGATGTATCTGGTAAATGTAAAGCAGAAATTCCAGTTAATAAAGCTGCTACTTTGGCTTCGGCAAAGATGTGTCTTGATTATCTCAACGATTCAGACAAAGTCTCTTACAATTCTGATAATCCTAGTCATAAAGAATTTACTGTATTGGATGGAAAACTTGTTCGAAATTATATTTGTTGCTGTCACGGATAATACATGAATTTGGCTATTGAATACATATTGCGTAATAAAAGAGTGCAAAACATGCTAACGCTACCTTGCGCTCTTTATTTAACGACCGCAGAAAATCGTAAATTGATTGTAGGAATGCAAAACACTTACGTTTCTTCAATGCATTTAACAGTCAAACATTGGCGAATGTGGGAAGCAACCGACAAAGACAAATTGCCTCCGTTTACTGAATATCGAGTCAATAGAGAAGACGTATTTAAACCAGGACCAATTGTAATAGCTGGTTGTAAGATACTTGATTATTGTGAATCTCCATACCAATCTGGCATTAAGCAAGTTGCGGATTATCCATTATCACTAAGCCAACAATCTGATTATTATGAAACACTTAATAATTTTTACGATTCAGTTTCTCATCAAAAGAATAAATTGAACTGGCTGTGGCAAGCGTTTCAATCAATTCACATTCCAGAACATCTTCGCTACGAACATGGACATGATGACATCGATGGACTAAATTTACAACGTGAAATAGTTCAATATTCTTCCAAGCCAATATGGAATACGTGGCTGTACTGGAGAAAACACTTGTTGGATTTTTCGGGCGTCTCGCCAGAACTTGTGTTTAGGCGGGAATACGTGCCAAAGGAACCTGTTGTTGAGCATTCCCCAAGGTTTTGGGAGTCTTCATATAATTCATATGGGTTCTACACCAGTTAAAATCAATAATAAAGTATACATATTACATGAGCAATTTTGTAAAATGGTTCCGTGTTCGACACAACATACCGGATGAAGTAATATCTGAAGCATGGCCATGGAGCAAAACTTTGGATTCATTGAGAAATGATCCAAAGTTCCAAGATCGAGTCTCAATATTTGCTAAAAATCTTGGTCTTAATGTAGTTGGTGATGCATCTTTGTGGCAATCTTTATCCAAAATTGTTGCTGTTCGTATTTACGGCAGTAAAAAAATGGGCGCAATTGAATTGTCCGATTTGGCTCACGTGTGGCAATCATTACAAGAAAAAGTTGTTGCGAGAAGTAAAAAGTCTCCAACAATTGCTCAAAAATATGGAATTACTAGACCCAAAGCGATTCCAACTAAAGTTCCAGGCGCTCAAACAACAGTCCAATGGTCACTCACTCAAGGTGCCGCTGAGTTCGATTTAGAGGAATACGAAAAGTCAAGGAGAGGTGGCGATGTGAGTAGTGTCGCAGGACCACCCTCTGGTGGTAGAACAAAACCTGGACCGGGCACAGCACCAGTTGGTTTGGGTGTTCCAGGTTCGAGCAGTGGAGGTTCAGGAAGTGATCCATTTACTTCACTAGGGTCACCGGGATCGACTGCAAGAGTTGCAGCATCACAAGCTTTAGACGCCGTAATTGCTCCATTGGTAGTCAAAGAAAAAGCAGCACATGGATCAACAAAGAAAGGTAGCGGATTTACGAAATCTGATCGTGATAAATTAGCAGCACTACAAAGAACACAAGAGTTTATGATTCGAGGACGTTAACGTTTCTTCATTTTTTTTTGTTGTTTAGGCAAAGAACCAACTTGAAATGCAGACGTAGTTGGTTCGCACATTGATCTAACGCCCATTGGTAACTCTGGGCATCCGCCTGTTCCGCCTTTTATCAAATCTGGTCTACGAGCCTGATCCACTGTGCGTGGCGGTTCAGTCAAACCTTCGATTAACCAGTCTTTGAATTTCAGAGTATTCACACCATATATAGTTGAATAAATTTCATAATTTATTCTTTTCAGTATCAAGGACTATAAGCTCTTGACAAATAACAATTTTATCACCAAGCCAATAAAAACCAGATTGGCGATTAAATTGCCCTTTCCATACCCAAATAGGAATCTCTATAAGATCAATCTCATGATTGCAAGCTGCATTCAAATCACTATCTGAAGTGAATCCGCAATTAGTGCTTTTGCATTTGAACGTCTTGGCTAACCTGTTTGATTTATGGACAAAACCACATGAACTACAACGTTGACTTCTAAACTTATTGTCTTGTTCAACAAAAATAAAACCTTTATCTTCGCTCAACCCAATAAGTTTTCTTTTTATCAATGTGTATGTCCAATGTGATAACTTGCGACTATTTCTTTTTCCTTTTCGTATATTAACTATCTTTTCTAGTCGAATCTCTTTCACATTATTAAAATCCAACTGATTCAAACTCCAATTGATATAATTTTTACGATGTTCTTGCGCTCTACGGAAACCGCAACTACCTTTCTTTTTTCTTGACAAAATATCTTGAATCTTACTTATATACATAACGAAGGTTTAAGAACTCTCGGAACGAGAGGAATAGCCGATTGCCCTGATGTAAGACCCATAAAATTTGGGCTATTGGTTGGATCGGAAG